CTACCAGGTCGTGTAGATCAGCTCACGCCGCTGCACCGCCTGCCGGCCGATCGTGTACCGGATTGGCACCACCCGGTCCCTGAACTGGCCGAACACTTCCCGCATGGCCGGGTGGTCGTTGATCGTCAGGATGGCAGAGCCACGCAGCCCCGCCATCTGGCGTGCCAGCTCCCGGTACTGCTCCATCTCAAAGGGAGCCCCGTACCCCTCGGTCTCCCAATAGGGCGGGTCGAGGAAGAACAGTGTGTCGGTGGCATCGTACTTGGCCATGCACTGCTGCCAGGCCAAATGCTCGACGGTCACCTTGTGAAGCCGAAGGTGTGCCGCGCTTAGATCCTCCTCGATGCGGAGAAGGTTCAGGCCCTTGCCACCTCGACCGAAGCCGGGGGTCTGGCCAGTAGCCTTGCCGCCCCAGGCAAGCCGCTGCAGGTAGTAGAAGCGCGCAGCCCGCTGGATATCCGTCAGGGTGTCAGGGTGCTGAAGCTGGCACCAGCGGAACATTTCCCGGCTCGTCAGCGCCCATTTGAACTGGCGAACGAACTCCTCAAGGTGGTTGGCCACGACCCGGTAGAGGCGCACCAGCTCGCCGTGACAGTCATTCAGCACCTCGGCCTTGGCCGGCTCCCTTGCGAACAGGAGAGCAGCGCCGCCGGCGAAGGCCTCGACGTAAGTGCGATGAGGGGTGTCGGCCACCAGGGGCAGCAGGTGGGGCAGCAGGCGGGTCTTCCCGCCCGGCCAGGGGAACAGCGTGGTTGTCTTCATTCTCAGCCTCTGCGATGGGTCTAGGCGAGGCTTGACTCCCCCGCGCGGGGGGCAGGGCCTCGGCCAATAGCACGCGGGCTGTACGCGTGTGTTGCGGCGCCAGGCTGGCAGTTCCAGCTGCCAGCCTGGCGCCCTGTTCTTGGACTATCGGATCGTGATCGGGTGGGCACCCACCGCTCTGCGGCTCATCTCAAGAAATCGAGAAGGCCAGACCATCCAGCACCAACCAATCGGTCGGTCCCGTTCCGTTGTGGTCAATGCCCAAGGTAAAGAACAGTGAGCCTCCAGGCTGGACATCCACACGCGCCGCGCGGAAGCCACTCACGCCGAAATAGGCGCAGGTCAACCTGATCGTGTTCTTCAGCGGACGATATCCAGCGGGCAGAGTGAGGATGGCGGAGCTGGAGGCAGAGGCAGCATTCTTGACCAAGCCACGTAGCTCAACACTGTCGCCGTTCTTGCGGTACTGGACTCGGTTGTAGTTCGTGTCGGTGACGGCATAGTCCTGCCAGTTGTTCAGGAAGGCAGTCACTGTTACCCAGCCTTCCGGCACGGGAGCCAGGCCCGCGCGAAGAGCGCTGGCCAGCACCTTGACGTTCTTACCGCCCTGCAGCGCCGCGAGCTGTTCTGCGCCAGTTAGAGCATCAGCGTTGGCCAAGGCCGAAATCTTTACGTCAGGCATGTTGGTTACTCCAAGATGATCGGGTCGCCCGCTTCCGTGACGATGCGGTCGCCCGCTTCGGTCACCAGTTGGGCGCGGTAGAGGAAGGTGTGCTGCAGGCGCTGCCAGCTGGTGAAGCCATCCCGGACGGCCTCGATCTCAACCCGCAGCGTCTTGCCGCCACTGCCGACCGGCGGCAGATAGCTGTCGGTAGTGGCCGTGATGCCGGCCTGCTCACGCACAAGGTTGTCCTGCAGGTACCAGCGGGCGGTGTAGGTGGTGCCTGGCTCCGGGCCAATGCTGGACTGCTCGGAGTCGACGAGCTGGTCAGCCTGTAGGAGGCGATCACGATGCGACCAGGCAGCCACCACGGTGCCGCCACTGCCCCACGCCTCGGCCGGGTATGCGTCGCCATTGATACGCAGACGGCCGGGCGGGTATGGGCGGACGTGGCGCCGGCGCATCGTCAATGCGATCGCCGTGGCCAGGTCCGGGTTCAGTTCACCCTGGCTGGTGCGGGTGATCAGCTTTGCCTCGGGCGCTTCGTTGGCCAGATACTCGCGACCATCGAAACCGACGTACTCATCGGTGAACCACACCCGCGCACCCACCGCGTGCTGTACTGGCACGGTGTCGACGCACCCACGGGCCACGGTCAGCGTCGCGGCCACCGGGTCAATCGACACCACTCGGACCAGTTCGTCATCGATCAGCGCTTCACTGCCGACCTCAACGGCGTCCAGGCTAACTCCAGCGGCCAGCGCGATCGCAGTCGGCTCGCTCTTGGCAGGCATTGCGGTCGTGAGCAGACCGGTGGGAGCGAAGTCAGCCGTACCGGCTTCGGTGAATGCAGCATTGCCCAGGCGGGTCTGCAGGGTGTAGCCGAACGCCACCGAGGACGGCCGCACGCCGATCGAGGTCAGGTAGCCGACGTCTGGCGACAAGGCAGAAAGATCCGGCGCACCAAGCGTGGTGGCCAGGTCACGATAGCTCGCCTCCTGCAGGCGCTGCACCGTGACCGGTTTGGGCTTGGTATCCGGCTCGACCCAGGCGCTGTCAGAGGGCTGGATGTAACTGGCAGCCGCCATGCCGGCAACGTCCTGGCCAACGGTCAGCACCACGGCCGTTTCGGTCTGCGTGCCTTCGTCGACGTCCAGGATGCGCACCGGCATGCGGGCCACGCCGCGCCGTGGCCACGACAGGGCACGCACCTGGCCGCGTTCGAAGGGGCCAGCATCGCGCCGCACCCGGATCTTCACCCTGCAGGGCAGGCTGCTCACCGCCGCCACCTCGCGCGCCGCGACGCGGGCGGCGAGCGTGGCGTTCCACAGGCCCGGATAGTTCTTTCGGCTGCTGACCACCCGGCCCTGGGCCTGCACGCTGGCGAGATTCTGATAGGTGACCGCAGCATCCTTGTTGGTGGCGATATCGCGATAGACCACCGTGATCTCGTTGACGCTGTTCTCCAGCATCGGCTGCTGCCACTCCATCATCTCGATGATCTGGCCAGGACCGATCTCTGCCAGAGTGGCCGGGTCATAGTCCGGCCGCACCAGCACCAGCTTGGTCAGACCTGTCACCGGATCTTCAATGCGCATGCCGCCGATGTGGTCGCATACCATGTCCATGAACTCACCGGCGGGCACCGACCTGGACCACTTCAGGCACAAGCCAAGACCTTCATCCTTGAGCACCTGCGCGGCGGCAAGGAAGCTGGCTTCGTCAATCACCTCGATCGGGTGCCCCATACCCTCAGTGCGGACCTGGTAGATGATGTGGGCCGGGTTCATGCCTTCATCGATCTGCACCAGGCCACCCTGCCATAGGCCCTTCTTCCAGCCAGCGCGCCAGCGCGAAACCTTCTTGGTCCAGTTCTTGATGTAGGGGTTCATGGCCGACACCTGGCCGTTGAACACACTTGTGAACAGCCCCCGAGCCGCCGGCCACGGCCCAGGCACCAGCGACTGCAGGTAGGCGCTGGGCATCTGTGTAGGTTCGCCCATGCGCACCTCCAGCTTGCCGACGATCCCGCCTTCACCCTTGTCGCCGCCAAAAACTTCGGGGGCAAGAATCGTGATGGTTCGCGAGGAGGTAATCGGCCCCGTGGCAGGCACCGTGAGCGGCACGTTGATGCCGAAAACTTTGGTCCAGGCGGTCTGCACGTTACCGTCCCACACCATCCGATCGCCGACGCGGATCTCCCGCAAGGCGTCGACCGGCCCGAGGCACTCGCCAAAGTAGATGCCCATGTAATAGCGGTAGCCGACGGTTTGCTTCTTGCCACTACCCACGGCCGGCCTCCTCGCGTGCTATCAGAGCCAGTCGCTGGGCGAAGGCATCGTCCAGAGCCTCGAACTGTTCGGCAGGCAGGCCTTCGTCCAGGAATTGACGGAGATCCAGTCCATGCCGGCCCATCCAGGTGCGGATGCCGGCAGCGCACAGCACGCCGTTACCCTCGCCGAGCTTTGCGGCGCGAGCATGGTCAACAGTGACCAGGACAGGGCGATTCATCACTTCTTGCCGCCCTTGACCTTGATCGGCGTGGTGCGCAGATCCCCGTAGAACAGCACGTTGGGATCGTCGATCCAGTTCGTGCCGAAAACCATTGCGCACTCGCGACCGTCCTCTGCCGTGGGCACGTTGAAATCCTCCAGCGATGCCGGCTTCGGGACTGTAGGTTTTGGGCGCATCACGTAGCTGACGATCAGCGCCACAATCATTACGATGATTTGGACCCACATGGGAGGCTCCTCAGAAGATGGGGTCAGGGCCGAAAGGGTTTTTCTTCGGGATCGTGTGTTGGCCGCCGAAGTTGAGCGAGTTGTTGAACTTTTCGTGGCACACCGATAGCGCGTGGCCGCAACCGGGATAGGCCGAAACAAGTTCGCCGGCAGCAAGCGGCGCAGCGGTCAGCAGGGTCAGTACTGGACCTACATGACCGACGACAAAGCGGTACTCAGTGGCAGTGCCCCTTTTCCACTTGATGAAGCCGCCCACAAACCAGCCATCCGGCTTGGTAGCAAAGGCATTGGAAGTGACCGTCTGCGTGGATGCAGCAGACAACACGCCGTCGATCCGGAAAGCCTCTGCATTGAGCCCACAATCTTCGTCGAACAGTGCAAAGGGGCACGGCCCTTGCCAGCAGCGGCGCAGGCCATTGGTGGCAGCTGCGCCGATGTTGCTCTGGCAGGTCAGCACCAGGTCGTTCTGACGTTCGTTGAAGTCGCTCAACACGCCATTCCACGTGTCGCGGATGACGCCATCGCTCTTGCGCACCCTGCGCCAACGCACCGTGATCCGTTCGGTCGGTGCGAACGGACGAAGCACCGATGCCAGGGGCAGCGACAGTGGTACCGTCAACTCCAGATTCGACCGGGCCTCCTGCGCCGACTGCCCCAGGCGGCTGCGCTTGATGGCCACGGGGCTGAACTGCTGCGAATCGTAGACTTCTGTGCTGTCGCTGGAGGTGTAGCGCCAGCGCTGAGATCCGCGGCCGAACTCGTACAGCTCCACGTGGCGGGAAAACAGGCTCACGGCTCACTCTCCTCGGCACCGATGCCGGCGAAGGACACCCGACAGCGGGCCAGGCCCTCGCCATCAGTTTCATGGGACAGCTCGACGGTGTCAGAGCTGAGGCGGGCCAGCACCATCCAACTGATCAAGCGGATGGCTGCAGGCTGCAGGGCGATACCGTGCGGCACGTCCAACTGCAGGAACTCACGCTGGGCATCGAGTTCGGTGGCCTGGACCAACTGGCGGTACAACACCTGGCCATTGAACAGTTCGATGCGCAAATGTCGGCGGCCGGGCTGCGCGCGGCCGAAGCGAGACACGCCGGCCCATGCCACCACGATGCCTCCGGAGGTGGCCAAGGCCGGCTCGATCAGCTCCAGGTCGTCGGCCCAGGACGGCAGCCACAGCGCGGACGCGCGACCCTGCAGCCAGTACAGGAGGCTGCGCAGGTTGGCCTGCTCGGTGCGGCCCCACGTCTGCCAGGCATGGGACTGCACTGGCCAAGCCCTTCCCGTGAAGTCATCGATCGCTACCGGACCGATGTCCCCATCGATCACCACCAACTGCCGGCCGAATTCTGCGGTCGGCGATTGGTCCAGGTCAGGCCGCTGCTCAAGTACAGGTCGACCGCGATAGGTGGACGCCGGCGCGACTGCTGGCCAGTCGCAAGTTTCCACGGCCGTCAGCCGCACGGTGGAGCGCACAGCCTGGTCGGTCAGGCGCTCGAGGCTGGGTGTTTCTGCGAGGCGCGCTGTCCTGCAGGGCAACACCCGCGTGCCAGGCGCCCAGGCGTTGGCCGTAGGCCGAGCCAGCTGCAGGGTGTTGCCGGTGATGGCCGCCACCTCGACCAGTTCGTAGGTGGTGACGTTTTGCCACAGCATCGCCAGGCCGCCCTGCCGATAGTCCCGCTGTGTGGCGCCCGGTACCGGGATGGACTGCACGCCCAGCGCAAGGCGCGACTGCAGCCAGGACACGTCATTCCAGATGGGCAGTGCCCACGTGCGGGCCGACCAGTCGAACAGGGCGTGTTCCAGCACCTGGCGCTCGCGGCGATCGGCCAGGACGCTGAATTCCCAGGAGCGTCGCGGGGAGCCGCGAAGGGGGAAACGCGCCTCACCACCGCTGGCGGCCTGCTGAACGTCGGTTGCCCACGCCAGAGTCTCCGACACCGGCCGGGACCAATCTGGCGGCAGCATCCACGCCGACATGCGATTGCCGGTGATTGTGACCGTGCGGCTGCCCAAGGCCACGAAGTCGTAGGACAGCGTGGCCGCGATGACGGGCGGCCCCTCGGTAGTGATCGACAGCTGCCACCTGCGCAGCTGCAGCGGCGCGAACGTCAGCGGCGGCGTGCCTGGCCCCACCAGTTCGACACCCTCGCCATTCTCCAGCACCACCGAGGCCAAGGTCTGCGGCTGCAGGTAGGCGTTCCAGACCTGCACAAATCGCACCTGGTTGGTCACCAGATTGCCGAGGTCAATGCGCAGCGGCAGGATGTGGATTCGGTGGTACCAGTCATCGAAGGAGGTACGCAGCGCGGGACCGGCCGAGCGCTGTTCGGGTTCGACAATGGTGGCCTCACGCGCCGGGCCCGCAAGCACGCGAGCGCCAGCAAGCGCGCCACGAAATGGCACTGGAATCCGCGTGCGCGCGATGTCCAGGTTCCGGCTTCGCCAGTTCGGCCCCGCGCTGATCGAGGTGGAAAGGAGAAGCGCCATCAGGACTTCCGGACTGCCCAGCCATAGGCGTTGCTTGCCGGAGGCTGGTTCGAACCGCTGGCCATCGTCAGCTTGCGAACCCAAGGGAAGACAACCCAGGTCTCAGCACCGATCGTGATCTCCTGTTCGGGCTCCAGCTTCTCCAGGTAGCAGGCCCGCAGCCCGATCACCTCGCCGATCGGCGACAGGTTGGGGGTGGTTCCAGCTCGCCGGACCCACAGCTGGATCGGGTGAAGGATGCTTCTACCGGAGAAGAAGTTCTCGTCGGCATTGCCCAGCGCACGCCCCAGCCAAAGGTGGTCTAGCGTGACGTCGTTGGACGAGCCCTGGTAGCTGGGTCCGACACCGCTACCGGCCTGGCCCTCGGTGCCGAGCGAGCCACCGTAGGTGTTACAGATCATGTGATAGCTGTTGCTACGACCATCCTCGACGGAGTCGGCCCGCACCTGTCCGCATCCGAGCCCATTGGTGTTGTATCCGAACAGCACCACCGTGGGAGTGCTGGTGCTGATCACACCACTGGAGCTGCCGTTCAGTGGCCAGTACGTGCCATCCACATAGGTGCCGCCATCGTAGGCGCCGGCCTTGGCAAGAACTCCGAACGCATGATGGCGGTACTCGCCGGCAGTGGCCTGGGCGATGGCGACGTGGATCGCGGTGCCGTTGGCGAACAGCTTCACACGCGGGAACGGACCGACCAGGTCGCGGGTCGACACAGCACGGGGAGACTGCAGCGGCTGCGAATTGGGATCGAGCGTGCCGTTGTACCCAATCGAGACGCGCGACTGCAGGCTCAGCTGGTCGGTATTGAACAGGTGGACGTAGTCGGAAGCGCCGGGGATGCGAACGGTAGCTGTCCGATTGGCCCCGGCCAGGTTGTTACGTTCAACGGTCCAGCCATTGGCTTGCGCAAACTGCACGATCAGGTCGATCAGGGTCTGCACATTGGAAACGTTGCTGAACTCGGCGTAGGCCATCTCTACTTCACTCCAGGGAAAACGCGGCGAATTCGCCAGAACCAGTGCGGTACACGTTGGGCACCACCAGATGGTCCACACCGCCCACGGTTGCCACTTGCTCCGCCGTTGCACCGAATGACGGGGTGTAGAAGACGCCGTCGAAGCTGCCGTAGAACTGACCCTTCTCGGGCATCTGGCTGTAGGGAGCGCCTCGGTCGGACAGACTGGCGCCCCATGCAAAACCCGCCAATTGCCCGCGTTGCACCCAGCGCTGCCCATCCAGACAGTTGCGCACGTTTTGGTTGCAGATGGCATTTGCCCACGGCAGCGTCATGCGCCCTGTCGCCTGAGAGCCGCCCAGCGAGAGGTTGCGGATCGGAACCCAAGCCTGCATCGGAGAGAAGAGGTACGCCTGGCTACGGCTTGTGTTGTTGACGCCGTCGGCGTTGGGGCTCCAGAAGTTGGAGTGCTCATAGGTATCCGAGGAAGCCAGGTAGTTCCTCTCCAGGCACGATCCACCAATGAAGAGCGGGTAACTCCAGTCGGCTGGAAGATGGTCGGTCAAGATGAAGCCAGCGTAGACGGCGTCATAACGACCGTTGATTCGCGTGATGACCTTGAAGCAACGGCCGTTTGCGACGAACCAGTACTTGATCGGCGAGTTGACGCCCAGCAACGCCACCGGATTCGAATTGGAGCCAGGAGGATCCAAGCGCGGCTGCGCCGGGTTGTAGCCGGTATGACCGAAGATCGCCATGTTGTAGTAAGCGCTGGCGGGCACCACCCACGCCTGCAGCGATACGTAGATCTCATCCTCTCCGGAGAGCCCGCGCCCCTTCAGTGACACGAAATCGTTGGCCGCGATCGGACCGCTGGCCACGCCGCCCACCACCTGCCACTGCTGGTTCGCTGCCACCAGGGCCGCGTTGGTGGTCAGGAAGTCCCGCAGGCGGGCCATGAGGTCGGTGATGTTGGCTGCTGTGTCGGTTGCCCAGGCCATGTTCAGAGTCCCAATACTTGGCGGATCGCCGCAGAGTTGCGGTTGATCTTGTTGATGATGGTTCTGTCGCTGCCTGGATCGTCGATGTAGTCCTCGAACAGACCCGGCGATACCTGATTGATCAGGCGTATACCCAGCTGAGTAGGCGAGCCGGTCGGAGCCGCCGCCACTGTGTTGAACACTGGCGAGCGCTGCAGCGAGGGCATCTGGCTGACCAGGCCGCCGTCGGCAAAGGCATAGGCACCCCATCGCCGGACGGCATCCATCCCGATGGCGTTGAAGGCATGCAGGAATGCGAGTGCACCGGGCTGAGAAACAACCTTGGCCCGGGCTACGAATTCACCGTTGGAGAGCCAGGCAGGAATGCTGTCACTGGTACCTGTACCTGCACCCCAAACGGGACCACCCTGCGCTCTACTGACGGGAGTAGGCGTACCCACACTGACCGTGCCGGTGTTGCTGGCCGCACCAGCAATACTACCGACCATACTGACAACGGCCTTGGCATTGTTGGCCGCAGCCAGTGCGATGGCGGCTTGCTTGAGTTGGACTGCGGCCGCAGACAGAGCCCCTGCACCGGTGATCAGACCGCCGCCGGCGCCCGCCAAGGCCGAGGCGCTACTGGTCACGGCACTTGCACCGGCGGTGACAACACCACCAGCAGAGGACAAGGCCGCGGCCGACGCCTGCGTTGCGGTCGCCGCAGCCACCTCGGTACCGACCTCGGCGCCCTTGTCGAACAGCTTTCCAGTCAGGGTGGACGCCAGCTTGGCCGACAGCTCATCGGCCACATACCCAGCCAGACCACTGGCGATGGACTGGAAGAAGCTGCGCACGATCTCGCCCAAGGTGGCATTGCCATTGGCCAGCGACATGAGGGCATCACGGAATGCGCTCTGGAACGTGGTGCGCACGTTCTGCTGCAGCAGGTTGGTGGTGGCGGCCATCTCCTTGAGCTTGACGGCCATCTGCTCGGCAGCCTGCAGCGCTTCGGGGTTCTTCAGCGCTTCGGCGGTGGCGCGCATGCGATCGGGAAGATCGCCCAGAGCGGTCAGCTGCTGCCGGGACAGATCTACCAGCTTCTGGCGCGCCTGCGCTTCGGTGATCAGCCCAGCCTGCAGCTCAACCTGGATGCGCTGCTGAGCCAAGCCCATTTCGCCCATTGCGCGGTTGTAGGTCTCCTGCATCTTCTGCAGTTCGGCCGTGAGGCGGACCAGCTCCTTGGCACGGTCGACCTCGGCCACACCGGACTGGTTGCCAGCCTCGACCATCTGCCGGCGTGTGACCTCGAGCTCGCGCAAGCTCTTGGCCTGCTGTGCATCGGGACCGCGCCCTTCAAGGTTGGCAATCTGATCCCGCACCTCCAGCAGCTTCCGATTGGATTCAACCAGAGAGTTCGCAGCATCAAGCTTCTTCGCGCTATCCAGCAGCTCCTGCTTAGTCTTCGACGACGCATTCTGGAAGTTGCCCTCATCGATGGCAGCCTGGACGCGGGACACCTCCGTGGCCTTCTTGCGTGTCTCATCGAGCGTGCCGACCAGCTCGATCTGTTGCTTCAGGCGCTCCAGTTCGCGCAGCGCGGCCGCCTCATCCTTCTGGGCTTCTGACTTGGCGCCCTTCGGCTTCTTGGGCAGGCTCTCCAGGTAGCGTGCCCGTGCCTCTGCCTCCAGCGCCTTAATCTCGGCATTGCTCTTGCCAGCAGCATTGCCCGCAGCCCGGATCCTCTCGATCTCTTCTTCGAGCTTCTTCTCCTTACTGAGATTCTCCAACCGGAGCTGTTCGAATTCCTTAGCCGCCTTGGCCTGGTCGGGATCGATGGGTGCATAGATGCCAGCCATCTGCACCTTCACAGGCGCGTTGGTTCCAGAGGCCGCCCGGATGCGCGCAGCCATCTTGCCGGTCAGGTCAGCAAAGGAAGGGAGCCCGAAGTTCTTGGCCAGCGTGCTGCCGACCACGCCCATCCCCAACAGATCGGACAGCCGCGGCAGCCTGGCCAGCACACCCCATTCGCCAGCCAGCTGGACCACCGCGTTGGTGAAGTCGCCCAGCGCGCCCCAGGCGCCGCTGACGTCCTTCTTGACATCCCGCCAACTGCGCGCTAGCGCCGGCATCGTCTCATCGCTCTGATCTGCGACCTCATCGAGGCGATCGGAATAGATCTTGATCGCCTCCGCCACTGCCTCCTGCTGGTTGCCCTCTTTGACCAGGGCGCGCACGCGTGCGAGCTGGGCTTCGGTCAGGAAGTTCTCCGACTCGGTGAGCGTAAGTAGACCTTCGACCGGATCCTTCTTCAGAGAGAGGAACTTGGCGACGGTGGTATCGATGGCCTGGCCGGCGGAGGCCTGCATCTTCGCAGCGCTGCGGGCGACGAGCTCGAACTGCTCACCGGTGAAACGACCGGTTTGAGCCACCTTCGTCAGCGCCTCAGCAGCGTTGCCTCGGGAAACGCCTTGAAGGCCGGTGAGCTGATCGCGCCGGGCCTGCAAGTTGGCAGTGCTGGTGGCGGCATAGTTGTTGGTGACGATCAACGCCCGCTGGAAAGCCATCTCTTCGTCGGCCGCCTGTTTCCAGGCCAGCACCAGGCCGCCCACCGCCGCGGCCAGTCCGCCGACCACGGCGATGGTGGGGGTAATAGCGCCAACCAGCGCACGCGCGGCCGGCACCACGCCACCAAAGGAATCCTTCAGCTGGCCGCCCTGCTGGACGGCCACCATCCAGATCGGCATGCCGCTGACGATGCTGGTAGTGATATCGGTGATCTGCGCCGGTAGCTGGCGCATGGCCATCTGGTACTGCCCGGCGGAGATAGCGCCCGGCCCGCGGCCGCGATTGTTGATCTCGGCCAGGTTGACGGCGTTACGCTGGATGTTGATGCCCGCAAGGGCGCGGTTGTACTGCTCGCGGCTGATGCGACCGGCATCCACCGCTGCCTTGAGCTCCTGCTCGTCCCGCTCCAGCTTCTGAAGCTTGGCCGACGCCCCGTCGTACCGGCCCATGACACCTTCCAGGGAGCGTTGACGCTGCTGCTCAGTGCGGCTCAGCGATGCTTCCTGTTTGTCCAGCGTCTTCAGTGCGCTGTTGTAGTCCTCGGTGGTGATCAGCCCGCGGGCCATGACCCGATCGAGCAGAGCCTCGGTGTCAGCCAGTTCGGACATGCTGGCTGCGCCCTGCTGCAGACGAGCATCGAGCTCGGAGATCGAGCGGATCTCATCGGCTACCGTCTTCTGCATGGATGCGCCGGCCGTGCGCACCCGATCCGCGGCTGAAGCGCCACTGCGGCTGGCTTGGTCCAGCGCGCCGGCCGCCTTGTCGGCACCCTTGGTGACACCCTCCAGACCTGCGCCAGCGGCAGTGCCAGCATCCTTGATCGAGGCCAGCCCCCGCTGCAGCACCGGCAGGCTCTTTTGCGCCTGCTCGATATCCAGGGCGATGCGCATCGCCAGTTCAAGGTTGCGGGTGGCGGCCATTGTTACTTCAGTTCCTTCAGCAAGGTGGTCGCCGGATCACCCCCGGCATAGGCAGCGTTGGTGTCGGTAATGCGTTCCCGCCGTGCTCGCCGTTGTTGGGCTTGGACATGCTCCCAAGCGAGCAGGATCTGGCGCTGCGTCATCCGACCGATGTCGGCAAAGCAGCGCCCGTAGCCGGCACAGATCAGGTCGGTGAAGACTCGTCCGTAGCCGACTGGTTCACCCTTTTGCCGACGGCGTTGCGCAGCAGCCGGCGCAGCAAAAAATTTCCGTTGGCCTGCCACCACAACAGCAGCATTTGCTCGCCATCGGTTTCATTCAGCGTTTCCAGCCAGGCTTCCTGCGCCCGCACCTCGGCCGCGGTATCGGAGCCCTCGCCCGGCGGAGGGGCGATAGCGCAGGCCAGCAGGTGGCGGAATACGTCCGGATGCGAGAGCAGGACATCGGTGACCTGCAGCATCGAAGGCGGCTCGCGCCCTTCAAACAGCGGCTGCAGGTCGGCCAGCAGCGGAGCCGCTGCCGGCAGGATCCGCGCCCCTTCGAAGAAGCCGTACTCGCGCACGATCACCGTCTTGCCGTCGACCTGGCCCTGCTGCTGCGCAGCCAGGATGTCCAGTTCGCCGGCGACTGCCTCCGAATCCGGCGAGCCGGGTTCGGACGGCGGTTGGTCCTGATTGCCGATTCGCGTGGCCATCAGGCGGCATCCACCAGCAGGACGCGGGCGTACAGACCGAAGCGCGGATCGGACTGGCGGACCGGATCGATCTTGGCCTCGCCATTGAGCACGATCTCACCGAAGCTGTCGTTGATCAGCGCCAGAGATTCAGCCGCCGGGAACGAAATGCGGTTCACGTCGGCGCGGACGCGCTGAGTGGTACCGTCGACACTGTTGACCGCGTCGAACAGCGCGTAGTACTCGGACTTGCTGCTCTCGAACACCTTGACCACGCTGTGGGCAGCGTACTCGTAGGTCTTAGCGACCACCGCGGCCTTGGCGGTCAGGAAGGTGATGATGCCGGTGGCCGGGTTGAAGGTGTAGTCGGTGTCGGCCACCAGCGGTGCTGCCGGCGTACCACCCTCCAGCACCAGCGCGCTGATCGCGGCGTACTCCAACGCGACCACGTCGCCGGGCTTGACGGCACCGATGGCCTCGTTGGCGACCGAGCCCGAAGCCAAATCCAGAAGCGTGCCATCGGTGGCCAGGGCCAGATTGTCGGTGTTGATCTGACCCAGCGTCAGCCTCACACCCAGGTTGCGCTCGGTGGTCATGGTAGCGGCGACGCCGCGCACACCCGACCAGCTCTCCTTCTTGGTTTCACGGGTGCTGGACATGGCCAGCTCCAGGACGCTGCTGTCATACACCCAGCGCGCCGGCGCGCGGCTGCCGTCGGCATTGCGCAGGCCCAGATACACGCGGCCCTGGAACGAGAAATATTCGGTCTTGGACATGACTTACTTCGCCTCCTGGGCGATGGCAGGAGTCGCCTGGCCGTTGGCCTTGCGCGACGGATTGGGGGAAGAATCGGCGTCGGGAGCGTCAATGAAGCCGCGCTCAACCGCCCAGGGCACCAGGTCGGCAGGAAGCTCCACCGTTTCGCCTTCCGCAATGGGCTTGCTCGCAAGCGTCAGGCCCGCCTTCTTGATCGTGTGCTTCTGAGTGGTCTGGGTAGTCATCGCGGAATCTCGGGTTGAAGAACGGCTTGGGTCTTCCATACGTCGACCCACAGGGCGGTGGCAGCGTCGTAGTCCTCGAGGTTGCCCTCGATGAGCTGGCAGGCACGGCCACCAGGAATGGGCGGTGTCCAGCCCAGCAGCGGCTGACGAACCTTGCCCAGCAGCAGGCGCAGCTCATCGATCACCTGCGCCCCGCGCTGCTCGCGGTAGTTGCGGCAGACGGTTACCACCGCGAAGTTCACTTCGACCAACTGCGCCAGGCGCGACTGCTGGCCGGGGATCGAAACGCCGGTTTTGGTCTCCAGCGGCATCTCCCGGGCCAGCAGCACGTAGCAGCACGGCGCGGGGAAGTCGCGCAGCGCTGTAACGGCGGCGTAGTCGGCGCTGCCCTGCACCTGGCGCAGCTCCTTCTCGCTGACGCCCTGTCGGATGCGATCGCGCACCAGGCCAGTGTCGAAGGGCTGGGTGCTCACCGGCCGTAGTCCTGCAGGGTTCGATGGCTGAACTCTCGCGGTGGTGCACAGACCTCCGGTGCACCGCCGCTGGGCGCAGGCAGCGGGTCATCGGCGCCGAGGCTGAACTTGCCATCGCGCACCAGCTCCAGAAAGCGCAGCGCTTCCTTGTAGTCGCGCACCACCGGATCGGTGCGTTCCTCGGTGTTGACCCGGTCCTTGTGCAGCAGGTAGCGCGCAATCCATCGGGCCCAGGTGGACACGATCCCCGGTACCGGCGCTGGCAGCGGTACCGGATAGGGCTTGGGCTTGCGCATGACCAGGTAGCCGTTGATCACGCCATCGGCATCGTCCAGGGCGCTCTGCACGTGCGCGGCCGCCTCATCGGCGATCGCCACGTCGGCCGGGTCGAATGCGCTGCGATCGCTGCCGAGCAGCGTGGCATCCATCAGCGCATCGTCCACAACCGGATAGCGCTCCGGCGTGGCCACCTGCGCCAGCTCCTGGGCGAGCTTGGCCGCCGACAGCAGTGCGAGCGTGCAGTAGGACATGACGGCCGGTTACTCCAGCTCTTCCGGGGCGACCGGGTCGTCACCGAGGACACCGGCATCCTGGTAGGCCTGCGCCTCTTCCCACGTCATCTCGATCCACGCCGGCGGCTTGACGACGACGTCGTTGTGCTTGAACGGGCTGAGTACTTCAAAGCACATAGGCAGCCAGAGACCATCAGAAACCAGTGCATTGGGCGAATCGCCTCCACCGGCGGCAACCCCAATGGTGATGTCGGCTTCCGGCGACGGAGCACCCGCGTCGATGGCGGCGTCCTGGTCCGCTGCCGGATGGTCAGCCTGCAGCGGGTCGACGGCAGCACCATCGCCTGCGGAGGCCGCCGACGTGGCGGTCTCCAGCTCACTGTGGCCTTGCTCCGGCACCAAGCCGTCCGTCGCCGGCGGTGCGTCGGCAGTCTTGTCTTCCGTGACGACTGGCACGTCGGCCGGCTGGTCGTCCTGGACGGTCTTGGGTGCGCTGGGCGGCGCAGTGCGGGGCTTGGCCACGACGAGTTCTCCGAATAGGTGTGGTGCCGTGCTCTCCGGCTGTCACGCATGGTTCTGCTGTGCTCCGCACGGCCAGGCCCGCGTTTGCCTGGTGCTGCCGCTCGCTGGGTTGTACGGGTAAGGCGGCAACTGCGCCGACTATCCTTCGCCGGCGCCGGTCATCAGTTGCCTGCGCCGCTGATCAGATAGCCGGCGGCCATGCCTGCCAGGACCGGGGTGGCATCGTTGCTGACCCCGTAGATCCAGCTCTTGGCGCTGTTGTCCCAGTAGGGAACTTCGACCAGGGGCATGCCTTCGATGCGATAGCCATAGCCGTAGCTGGGCTCCTCGACGTTGGCGTTCACGTCAGCGCCAGGGCTGACGTAGGCCAGAACAGCCGAAGTACCCCAGACATCACCGAATGCGCCATTGTCATCGGCCACCACACCGCCGCCGACGACGATGTTGTCGATCTCGAAAACCTGCTTGAGCAGATCCAAGGTGACCTTGCGAATGCCGGTGCTGGCCGAGCGGTCAATCAGCTTTGGATGCTGCTTGAGCTGCTTGAACGCCTTGGCAGACAACAGCATGGTGTTGGGATACAGACCGATGCTGTCACGCACAGCTTCCTTGCCGGTTTCGACGTCCTGCGCGGGGTTCGAAGCAGCGTTGGACCACACGTTGTTGCCAGCCAGCGCGACTTTGTGGTCGTTGTCGTAGTTGGCTGCATTGGTGGCGATCTTGGCGCTGTCCACCTCGTATTCCAGCAGCAGCGAGCGCAGCACGATGTTCACGGCCCGGGTGCTCAGGTTGATCCCCGGCACCTGGCTTGCATCTCGCATATGTTCACGCGGCACCGGCGCTTCCAGTGCGCTCGGGACGATGGCGTACGGCTTGCCCTCATAGCCGAAGCGGATGCGCTTGGTATTGGCACCGGGGGCACGCTTGGCGTTGTAGATCTTGAAGGACTCCTTGCCGAACTCGATCACCTGGCCGCCATAGGCGGCGACGTCGGCGAAGGGGAACAGCGCGGTGGCCACGAGCTGCGCCTGGCGGTAGCCACGGGCGTGTTCGGAAAGGATCGGGTCAACGACGCGAACCTGGCCGGGGGTCATTTGTCCAGACATGTAAATCTCCTACGGCACTAGCCGGTCAGTTCGGGATGAGGATCACTTCGAGGACATCGCCATCGGCGGTGGCCGTGGCGCCAGGCGCCGCACGGGCAACGACCTTGCCGGCGTCGGCGGTGATGGCCTTGCCATCGGCACCCACCTGGAGGGCGGCGCCGGCAGCGATTGCGCCACCTGCGGTCACTTGCGTGGTGCCCAAGACGTCGACCGGCGCCAACTGCCCGACGGCGGCATCCGAGCGCGCAACCCCGCAGGCGTTGCCGCCGGCAGCGGCGACTTCACCGGTCGGCGAGACGAAGCGGTTGTGGGTGAGGGCTGCCGCGGCCAGCACGGACAGCGTGAGCAGAGCGATGTTCTGGGACATGGTGGGCTCCTGGATGGGAAGGTCAGCCGCCGACCGCGGCGACTGCAGCCGCCCAGGACGTGCCGGGGTGCTGCTGCTGGTAGGCCTTGGCCTGGTTGAACAGATCCGCGCGGCCGGCATCGACATGCGTGCCCGGGGGCGCGGCGAAGTTCGCCGCTGCGTTGGGTGCGTCGCCACCGGACTTCTCGCCGAAGTCCACTGCCTTGGGCAGGCTGGTCAGCAGCTCGCGCAGGACCGACTCGGCCGGCTTGGACACCGTCGTTTCGCCCTCGGCGAAGTTCAGCGGTTCCTTGCCATTCGGCTGGGCCAGCAGCAGCTCCACCACGGCCGGCTGCTGACGGGGCAGCAGCTTGCCTTCCTTCACCAGGCCTTCGGCGAACGCCACCGCATCTTCGCGTCGGGCGGACTGTTCACGGGCGGCGAGGGCCTTCTCGCGAGCGTCCAGGGTGGAAGCCTGCTGGTCGAGCTGCTGCTGACGCTGGGCGTGCTCCGGGGTGTTCTGCTGGGACATGGGGTCGATCTCCGATTTGACCTGTTCACGAGTGGGAGGCGTTGCCGGGATGGGCGCTGGCGCGCCGATGGCGCTGCGCGGGAACTGGGTGAGCAATGGCGACGAAAAGAGGGCTGAGTTGCGCGCTTCGTCGTCATCGCGTGTGCTGCTCTCGATCCCACGGATCTGCCAGTCGGGAATGACCTGGTCGGCCGTCTCAAGGCCCTGGGTGTCGATCAGCCAGTCGCGGAAGCGGCGGAACAGGTCCGTCAGCGTCCAGCCCAGTGGGGCCAGCGACATGGCAAAGCAGGCGGCATCGTCGCCCTCAGCGAACGAGGCTGACTTGAGTCCCTTCACCGCCGGCGGCTGCGCGCCCAGGAAGCCGATGTGGCGCAGGTAGTACTTGCCCGGCGTCGGATTTCCCGGCGAATCGGGCATGAAGATCGAAGCGCTGATCTTCTTGAAGCGCCCGTTGTTGACCAGCTCTGCAAAGGCAGGATCAACATTGTGCGGCTCGGCGACGAGGAGGCCGTCCTTGGCCTGAAGGGTTTTGCCCCAGCCATAGGCCGGATCGTCGGTCTTGGGATGGCCCACCACGATGGGTGCTTCATGCAGTGCCGGATCGTAGCTATCGGCGATCTGCTGCACATCCGCTTCGCTGAAAGTCAGCGTGCGGCCGTCTTCGGCAACGTGCGTGCCGGCTTTGAAGATCTGCAGGGTGGCGGCGGGCTGGTTCATGCCGCCAGTTTTCCCGCACCGCTGTCTCATGTATTGGGACCGCGGTCCGCAAGAAATGATCACTCTTGCGACATTGCAGGAAGCAGCAGTTAAGACCCCGCGCGCTCTTGGCCGCGAACACGCCAGAGAGGCGTGTCAGACACCAAGCAGTCCCCAATGACGTCCGAGTGTGGCGGCCCCGGCATGGAGGCGCGCACAGCGCCTCCTACGCGATGATCACTCGAAGGCGCCGCTCACGTGATCCTGGGCGATATCCAGCAGCTCCTTCTCATCCTCGCGACTGACACCGAGCCACGGACGAGCAGCGATGGTGTTCGTGTACGAAGGCATTGTGACCGAGCGCTTGTAGCGCGCGTTCCCACGACTGGCTTTGACGAACCGGCTGCCGCCCTTACCCGTCTTCAGGTGGATATTGGCCGGACGCGCGGCGCGTTGGATGGTGCCGCCGAATTGGTGGATGGCGCCATAGGGTGCATTGGTACCGACCAGGACGGCATCGTTCCCGTCCGTTTGCCATGAAGCCATGTCACCGAGCATGTGGAAATCGAACTTCAGAATCGGCACGCCGGGGCGCTTCTTCTGTTTCCAGCGTTTGTAGCTGGGCTCAAGCGCGCGCCATCGACGTCCAGTCGGGTCCCGCTCCTTTGCGGCCCGCTCGCGCGTGGACCTCAGCAGGTACTCGCCCCAGTCCTTCAAGATCAGTTGGCGCGCCTCGCCCTCCAGCTGCCGCAGCGCATCGGCCAGACCAGGTGTTGCCGAATCAAGGGTGACTTCAAACTGCGCCATCAGATCTCTCCCTGCAGCAGCTGCAGCGTGCCATCGGCAACGCCGCGCTGGAGTTCGGCGGGCATCAGCATCTGCAGCTGGGACTGCACCGTGCTGACGCCCGTTTCCGAGATGGCCACATCGACCACCATGAAGGCAGGACGCCCCACCGCCAGCACATAGCGCAAGCGGCCTGCGGCAGCGTCCAGCAGGATGGCCACCGCATCGAGAAGGCGGATGGGCAGCTCGGCTGCGGCGATGGCCACCGCGCCAGGTCGAGTGATGGGGAGCTGGTCGGCCAACACAGCAAAGGCCGCCGTCGCTGGGCGAACGGCGGCACGCTGCAGCTGCGAAACCAGTCCGGGCGACAGTGCTCCGGCCAGGTAGCGGGCAGCGTGGGCAGCATCGCCATCAATGCTGGTCAGCCAGCTGGCATAGCCGGCCTGCAGCGCATCCCTGGCGCGCGGCCGCGCCAAGGCCTGAGCAGCGCTGGCAGCCGCTGGCGCCGCCGGCAACCGTGCTCCCGTCTCCAGGGCGTTCTGCAGAGCGGAGGTCAGTTGCCCAGTCAATGACGGCGGGGTGACCGGACCACCACGCCCACCGGGCCAGTGATCGGCCGTTGCGCCGGGTGCGTAGCCGAACCCAGGATCGACGCCTGCCGGCGTCAGCACAGTGCGCGGCCCACCAGGACTGCGCTGCCCGATGGTCACCGACTGCATCACGATCTCGGGGGCCGTGTCAGGACCATCCTTGCCCAACCGGCGCAGGTCGCGCTCGTTGAGCGCATCGACATAGCACTGGCAGCCCCAGCCGTTGGCTGGATAGTGATAGCGCCACCACGGATCGTCGTGGCGCAGCACCAGGCCATTCCACGACACGTGCAGCGGCCGAGGGTGCTCGACGGCGTCGTTGTGGTTGTAGCGCCAGAACGGCCGCACCTTGATCAGCTGCTGCAGCTGGGCCCAGCGTCCGGCGTTGTAGCTCTGACGCAGGTTGGTCTCGTAGATCACCCGTGAGCGCCAGTTCCGACCGCCGTTGTAGTCCCAACCATGCGTGGCCACGATCCGGTCGAAGTCCTCCCGGAACTGCTGAAGAGTTCGCCCCTCAGCAATGACCCGATCGATGGATTGCCGGAAGTCCGCCAGCAGAGCGTCACGGCTGGCACCGGCCACCATGAAGCTGGAGTCGTGCTCCGACTCCCAAACGTCGAGGTAGCTCTCGGTGAGCACGTTCTTTTTGCGACGGAAGAACTCGATCTGCTCCCGGAACGGAAGTTGAGCGTAGGCGACCCCGGCCATTGATCAGTCTCCCGCGCCCTGGATGTCTGTACGGCCAGCCAGCGTCGCTGCCGTCATCGCATCGGCCATCACCGAGGCGTAGTCGTCCAAGGTCATATTCGGATGCAGCTCGAACAGCCGGTCGCGCAACTGCTCCAGCGAATCGACCTCATCGACCAGCTGGCGGATCTGCGCGACCCATCCAGCACCAATGGGCGACAGCCGGCGATCGAGCTGCTGGCCCAGCTCGACAGCGGGATCGGGCGTCTTCGGGGTGCCGTCGGCAAAGGCGGCGGGATAGTGCCTGCGCAGCAAGCTGATCACCGCACCGCCGGCGTCGGCGAACTGGGCGCCATCGATCGCCGTCGGTACCGCAGGCGGATCCTGCGGCGCCCGGACGGGCTCGTAGTTGTCGCCATAGGTCTGATCCATGTAGACCTGCTTGGGCTTGTAGCCCAGGTCGAGGATCTTCTTGTCGCGGCTGGCGGTAGCGTCCAGATCCTCCGGCTCTTCCGTGACGCGATAGACCCGAGGAATGGCCGCGCCAGGGAAGTTCCATTCGGTGAGCCAGCGCGCTGGCCCCTTGTTGAAGGACTCGCACACCAGGTCGGCATCGGAGGTGATGATGTCGCGGCGCACCTCGCGCTGCAGCTGGTCGTTGCCCAACTTGCCTGGCGTGCCTTGGGTACTGGCGGTCTGGCCCAGCACCACCTTCTGGATGGTGGCATCCATGTAGTCCTGCAGGGCCTTGTAGTCGGCCGTGCCACTACGTCCGGCCTCCAGCAACGCCAGCTCCATTCCCTTGGGCATGATGATGCCGCTGTCGGTCTGGATCGCGCGGGTGGCCTGCAGCAGCTTGGCCTTCTCCGGATCGGTTGCGTTGGTGTCGTACTTGCCCACCGCGGTGGGCATGCCGAACTTCTCAAGGAAGATCAGCCAGAACTTGAGCCCGTTGCGCTTGAACAGCACCGGCCAGTACAGCCAGTGCGCCAAGCCGAGGCCGTACGGCTCATCGTCGTGGTCGGCACCGGAGCAGAAGTTCCAGAAGTATGGTGCGAGTGCCGGGACGCCCTCCGTCATCTGCGTCTGGGTGAGCAGGCGCAGATCGCCTTCCTTGCCGTAGCGGAAGCGTCGGCGATTGCGGACCTTGATCGCCTCCAGGCCGATGCGGGTGCCGTCGACCTTGTACAGGATCTCGGCCACGCCATAGCCATAGAACACGCCAAACAGCATCTTGCGGGTGACGTTGTCCCAGCCGATGCCGTGCAGCTGCTCCTGCAGATACTCTGCCGCCTGGCGGTCGATGCGCTTCTCGCCACCGGGCTCCACCTGCCATTCGCAGGCCACCACCGAGTCCTGGCGCGAGCCGAAGGTGGTTTTCACCTCTGGATCGGACAGCACCTGCTCGTAGATCTGCAGGTCATAGCCGCCCCGATTGCGCAGCACGCTATCGAAGGGCAGCAGCAGCGGCCCGGTGTAGCCACGGGTAATGTCGATGCCATCGGCGGTGGTGGCAATCTCGCGGCCGATCTCTGGGCGGACGATGGTCATACGAATCCTCCAAAATCATTGCCGCCGCTGACGGTGCCGAAGGCATCATCGGTCACGACGGTGGCCACGCCGTCGGCCCGGCCGTCGCCGATGTAGGCGCGGGCGCCAGCTGCCTGAAACTCGATGGGCACCGAGGTGACGTGGTTGAGCGCGGCAAACTGCATCAGGACGCCGGCGATCGCGCCGTCGCCGTGACGGACCAGCTCCGGATCCTGCAGGTCCTTCCGTTCCAGACGCGGCACCATCGGGATACCATCGACGTACTCCACCGCGCGGTGGTCGTCTTCCAGGGACGCGTCCCTGGGCAGGCTGAGGAAACCGTCTTCGAACAGCGCGATGTACTTGGGCATCCATTCGCCGTACCAGGGGCGCGACAGGGTGACCTCGTGGATTGGGCCACCGATGTAGCGGCCCGTGTCGGCATCGAGCTCAGCCCGGCCGTAGCGGTCGCCGGTGTACTCCATCAAGGTCTGGCCGGGGCCAGTGGCATCGCCGGCGAATGACCAGCGGCCAGAGAACCCTTCCTTCAGCGCGTCCAGCAGCGCCCACAGAATCTGCTCCTGCTGGCGAGTGGGCGCGTTGGCCATCTCGATCAGGAATGGCACGTCGCGGCGCAGATCCTGCCCGACCTTGGCAGGCTTGATGACCGAGAAGTGACGGTGGCGCGCGAAGTCCATGCCGATCGCCCAGCGCCCGGAGAACCCGGCTACCGCAGCACGGAGCACCGGCAGCAACGTGGTAGCAATCCAGACCGAGCACCAGATCTCGCGCTCCTTCTCAGAGCGCTTGGGGAAGTCATCATCGAAGACCAGGCGCAGCACGGGCCGGACCTCGGGCATGGCCCGATCGATCCAGACCGAAGGGATGGCTGAGCCATCGCCATCGCGCGGGATGACGTCCAGCTCCTCGCGCATGGCGGCCTTGCGCGGGCCGTAGGCCGAGCGGATGGCGGTGTACCACTCCTTCTTGCCCTCGGCGGTGGCCACCTTGCCACGCATGGCGCAGACCCGCTCGTACAGGCCATTGGACACCGCATCATCGAAGCTGATGCGAATGACCCCGGCCTTCTTGCCGTAGCGGCCGGCCTGGACGTCCTGCACCAGCTGATTGAACGGGTTCTTCTTGCCGCGGTGGGTGGACCACACGCGGATGCGGCCGCCCCAGATCAGCAGGGCGGTGGCCGACTCGAGCACCTTGGCCACATCCTTGTGCAGCGCCGCTTCGTCCAGGTCGACCACGCCCTGCAGGCCGTGGATGTTCTCCGGGCGCGAGGACAGTGCCGTGATACGGAAACCACTGGCGAAGCGAACCCGGAACGCCTGGATCTGCCGACTGGTGCCATCGGGTTGCTGGTCCTGGAAGATGTGCTGCTCAATCCTTGACGCCTGGCCCTGGGCAATGATCGGCGCGAACTTGGCCACGTAGCCGATGAACTCCAGACCCTTTTCCTTGGTGTCGGCCATGTACCACACGTTGTCGCCGCCGGCGTCCTTGGCAGAGGCTGCGGTGATGGTGTCACTCAACGCCTGGGCGAAGGTGATGCCGGTACGACGCCCTTTCTCGCAGACCGCGATATCCAGCCCTTCCTGCATCCGGATCCATTCGGACTGATGGGCCATCAGCACGCCAGCCTTGCTGGGGTCAAAGTTGGCCGAGATCGAGCGCACGCTCTCAGGCAGCTCATCCCAGTCCAGGACGCGCTCGGTATCCGGTAGGGGTCCCAGTGCACTCACTTAGCCGACTCCATGCAGCACCTTGTTGCGCCAGAACTCCACGCCCTCAGCGTCCAGGCCCTTTGCCCGTGCAGCCTCCTCGACCCGGCTGGCCGCGTCGACCAGCGCCTTCTGGCGGATTTCGCCGGCCCATTTCTCTCGCACGATGGAAGATCGGGTCAGCTCGGCAATGGCCTTGGCCGCCTTGCTGTACAGCGCAATGCGATCGGCGGGGGAAATGCTCTCATCGTCCTGGTCGGCCGCCTCCTGAAACTGCAGCAGTGCTTCGAACAGGTCGGTCTGCAGCAGGCCCATCAGCGCGCTGCCGCGCTCGGCGGCATTGTCCGGCGCCTGCTCGGCCACCAGCTTCATGGCTTCGGTGCTGGCGCTGATCGAGGCCAGGCGGCGCTTGAGCCGCTTGGCCCGCTCGTTGACGGTGGTCTTGCTGATCTCATAGCCCTGCTCGCCGAGCCATTCGGACAGCGAGATGCTGCCGCCGAAGGCATTGGCGACCAGGCGCCGATCCAGTTCGTCGCGCACCTCGGCCGGCAATAGGTCGATCTTGCTCACGGGAGGCATGGGATCACCAGTACTTCGGTGGGCGCGCGATGCCCGGCCCGCAGTCGATGCTGTACTCGACAATATCCACACCGTGGCGCGTCAGCTCAGCCGACCACGGCCCCGAAGGGGATTTGGTGATGTCGATCAGGCGGCGGGTGTCCAGGTAATCCAGCTCCCTGCGCACTTCCAAAGCGGTGGCATCCGGATACATGTCCTGGGCGGCGCCGGCCAGGACGGCTTCGCCGATCGGATAGGGACGAGAGCGATCCAGCACCAGCAGCATCAGCCAGCGCAGCTGCTCCCGGCGCAACTTGCCCAGATCCGGGCCCTGATTTCCGTGACTCACGGCGTGTTCCCCTTGCTTTGCATCTTCGTGATCTTCGAGGCCACTGCATCGAGCTTTGCCTCGATAACGCTCTGTCCGCGGGCATAGTCCTCGCGGCGGACGTAATCCTTCGCAACTTCCAGGCGGAAGTCGGTGAGGTGGCTCTCAACCTCGCGCCAGCGCTTGCTGTCGTTGATCAGGATGGCCAACTGCTGATCAGTGCGCTGCTGCAGCTGGTTGACCAGCCAGCGACCGCCGGCGATCAGGCCGCCGAGCAGCGTGATGCCGATGCCGGCGAACCACACCAGGTAGAGTGGCTGTACTTCAACGATCATGGGTTGGCCTCGGCGGGTGGGCGCTGTCCGGTGAGGACGCCGATGACGCGTTGACAGGAGCGGACGTGGTCTTCAGCTTCGGTGACGATTTGAAGAGCAGCGCCTGCAACCTCTGGACGTAGTTGGGCGCTCGCATCACGTTCGACGGCGCCAGAGACGGCTTGGGACAGGCGGGCGGTGTGACAGGTGGCGAGGTCGTCGCGCAGCTGGAGATTGCCAGCGCGCAGGTCAGCCACAACAGCAGCAGGGATGGACGCGGACGCCTCCCGATCATCTTCATGTTCGTCTCCGATCTGAGCCATTTCCTTGGCCTGGGTGTGCTCGGTGTCGCGAGCGCTGCGCTCGCTGTCCAACTGCGATTGGAGCGTGGTCACGCGCTGCTGCGCCGTGGCATCACGGGCCTGCGCGTCCAGGGCATTGCCGCGATAGAGAAGTGCTGCAGCGATGGCGACCAGCAGGAGCACCAGCAGCAAGGCGACCGTTGCGGTCAGGGTGCGGACCATCAGTGCCGGCCCTCGCACATCGCACGTTCCGCCGTGCGGCGACGTTCAAGTCCCTTGTAAGGCTTGCCTCCTGCATTGGCCCAGTTGCTCAGCTGGGCGCATGCAAGATCCCAGCGGCCCTGGTTGGCGTACACACGGATCCGCGGCTGCTGGCCGTTGCGCAGGAAGCACAAGCCGTCCTTGACCCCAGCGCCACCGGGACCGACGTTGAAGGCGAACGACGTCAGGGCGGCGGCCTGGTAGTCCGTCATCGGCACCTTGATGCAGCTCTGCACGGTGTTCCAGGCGACGCCGAGGTCCGACTGAAGCAGGCGCTCGCATTCGGCGCGGGTGTAGGTGCGCTGTTCCACCTTGGCCGTATGGCCGTAGCAGACCGTCAGCTTGCCGACTACATCACGGTAGGGCTGGGACGAGTAGCCCTCGAAGGGCTGCACCAAACCGAGCAGCAATGCCAGCATGGTCGCCAACATTCCTCCCGCGATGGGCAGTGCCTTGTTACCGGGTTGCTCTGCTGCCATGCGCCATCTCCAGGGGAAAGATGGCCGACGGGCAGACGAGGATGCCCGTCGGCCAGGTGCGCCAATGCGCGCCAAACCGATGGGCAGAGTTTCAGTTTCTATTGAGCCAGAGTCTTGGGACCGCGGTCCGCATGAGCCACTGCGGCGCGCGTCGAAGAGTGACTCTTATGAGCGTCGAGAGGCAATTGGGACTTTAAAAGGCCAGTGCCCAGGACATCGACGCGCTACACATGGGAAGTCAAATCGGCGGGAGGCTTAGCCCCTTGTCTTCACATACCAGTTGGACTGCCTCCGGAGAGTCGAGGCCCATTACGTGAGCAGTCAACTTTCCATTCATATCGAATAGCAATCCAGTCATTGGGGTGTAACCACCATACGCACCGAAGCCGTTTTTGGAATTCACCAAGCCACAGAATGAACCTTCCCCATCGACCCGGACATTACTGAATCGCGCACTAGAGGCATCCTTAAGCTGAGTTTCAAGTCCAGCCTTAATCGCCGCAAGCTCCTTCTGAGTAGCCTCGCGCGCGCCTCCGCTGGCATGCGCATACGCCGCGATCGCCAAGCAAAAACCGAGCACCAGCTTCTTCTTCAATGCAGGCATTCCACTCTCCTTAGTCAGACGCTGGAGTGCGCCTTCTGCGCACACCTCGTGCAGTGTCGTTTCGAACATCCCGCTGATGAAGTGCCGAAAGGATGTTCAGAACCTCCCGCCGGCTATCGTCAGAAGACGACCAGAAAAGGCTAACCAGCAAGTTGAATTGCTCCAACTCCTCTTCTTTCATGCCGGCCTGAGAAACGCTTCGGCGACCCACCAGCACGTACAGCGGGTCAAGTCCCACTTCCGCCCATCCGGCCAACGCTTCCGCACCCGGAGACGACTCTCCCAGCTCCCAGCGACCTTGCGTCTTTTTAGACGCCCCGACGAGCGCCGCAAAGTCAGTCTGCGAGTACCCCAGCGCGAGCCGTTGCTCACGAAGCCTTTCGCCGATAGTCAAAAATGTCTCCAGAACCCATTGACAAGGGTCATAAATGTCTCCACGATGTGCCCTAGGTAGCCACAATTGACCACAGGGTACTGCAATGAGCCTGAAAACTGGATCAGAGGTCCGGAGACATTTGCTTGCCAGCGGAATTTCCATTTCTGAATGGAGCCGCTCGCATGGCTTCAACCGCCACACCGTTGTCGACCTCCTTCGAGGCAAACGAAAGGGCAACTTCGGCGAAGCCCACTTGGCTGCGATCGCATTGGGCATGAAGGCCGGCCCAAAGGATGGTCAGCGATGAGCGGCTTGGACGAGATTCCGACCCGTGAACTGGAGCTACTGCTCGCTTCAGCCCGCGATCAGTACGCCACCGCCGTGAACAACTGGCAGCGCGCCGTCGAGTCAGACGCGTCTCTGGCCAACACCCTGCCGCTGGCCGGCGCCGTCGACGCAGCCGACCGCCGCGCCGTCCGGATCCTGAAAGAGTTGGCGCGCCGCCAGCAGGACGCTGCGGCATGAGCGAGCAGAGCATCTTCGCCCGCCTGCTGTTCGGCCTCGCTGGGCATAGCCGCTCCGGCCTGCGCCTGAAGCAAATCGCCGATGGCATCGGCGAATCACCCAGCACCACGCTGCGCAACCTGCAGCGCCTGGCCGAGGACGGCCTGGTCGAGCGCTCCCCGTATGACCAAGACAACTGGCGCCTGTCCCCCCGAATTGTCCAGATCGCCTTGGCACATCTCGACGAGGTGCTCCGCGAAGAGCGGCAGCTGGACGACTTCAAGAACCGCTACAGCCGTAGCCCCAACTGATGACGAGGATCGAAATGGCAGAGAAGCAACCCAACAAGCGCGGCGCCAAGCCGCTCGCCCAAGCCGAGTCTGTAACCCCGGAACTGGATACAAGCAATCTGGCCGAGCGCAGCCAGGAGCTGGTCACCCTGGGCGAGCACCAGAGCGAGGTGGTGGACCAGTTCGGTGACGGCCTGCCGTGGCACCCGGACCACTACGAGAACGCCATCCGCAGCGAACTGCGTCGGGGCTGCGAAGCGTTCCTGCGCGCCGGGCGTTACCTCGTCGTTGCCCGGGAATGCGCGGCACACGGGGAATGGGTGGAAATGCTGCAGCGCCTGAATCTTAGCCAGCCGCAGGCTCACAGGATGATCGAGGCAGCACGTCGCATGCTGTTGCTGCCAAATCATTCGCATGCGAATGATTTGATCGCTGCCACCAAAAGCCAGAGCCGCCTGATCGAACTGCTCTCCCTGCCGGAGGAACAGTTCATCGAGCTTGCCGAACAGGGTGAGACCGGTGGTCTGTCGCTCGACGATGTTGAGACGATGTCCCGCGCCGAACTGCGCGCCGCCATCCGCGACGCCCGCGCCGACCTTGAGGCCAAGGATCAGCGCATCACCAAGTTGAGCGACGATCTCAACAAGGCGGAGGAGAAGACGGCAAAAGCTCAGAAGAAGTGGAAGAAGGCCACTCCGGACGAGCAGTCGCAGGAACTGCTGACCCAGCTGGAGCTGGCCGCCTCCCAGGTGCGTCTTGCCATCGCCAGCGGCAGTGAAGAAGCCGGCTTCAGCGGCGCGGTGATCACGCTGATGCAGCACGCCGAGCAACACGACCTCAACGTTGATGAGCAGGTGGCCGGGATCATCGCCAGCCTGATCAACGACCTGCGCCTTGTCCGCGACCATCAGGAGGTGGGCGTCACGGTGATCCATGACCGCCGCCTGGCCGACTGGAAGCGGGAGGGCTGATATGGCCCTCAGCGCCAGCTTGATCGAGCAGGCCGCTGCTGACCTGCTCTGCGCCGGGCACGGCCAGAAGCGCGCCATTGCCGAGCGATACGCCGCCGAATGGGGCTGCAGCGTACAGACGTTGTATCGGCAGGTCTCGAAGCTGACCTGTTCGCTGAAGCCTCGCAAGCGCCGCAGCGATCGGGGCAACTCCGACTGGACCCAGCAGGAACTGGAACTGATTTCCGCTGTATTGCTGGAGTCACGTCGCGGTACTGGCAAGCGCCTGGCCAGCATCGGCGAGGCCATCGACATGCTGCGCGCCAATGGCATGGTGCGCGGCGAGACTGTGGATGCCGCTACCGGCGAGATCCGACTGCTGAGCGAAAGCTCGGCAGCCAAGGCCTTACGCACCAATCGCTTGCACCCTGATCAGCTGTCGGCACCTGCACCGAAGGTTCAGCTGGCCAGCGAACATCCCAACCAGGTGTGGCAGGCCGATCCCAGCCTGTGCGTGCTGTATTACCTCAAGCGCCAGGACGGCCTGCATGCGATGCCGGCAAGCGAGTTCTACAAGAACAAGCCCAAGAACCTGGCGCGCGTCGAGAACGAGCGCGTCTGGCGCTACGTGTTCACCGACCACACCAGCGGCGCCTTCTACGTGGAATACGTGCTGGGCGCCGAGAGCGGCGAGAACCTGTGCCGCACCTTCATCAACGCCATGCAGTACCGCGGTGCGGCTGATCCGTTCTGTGGCGCACCGACGATGGTGATGGTGGACCCTGGCAGCGCCAATACGGGTGCGATGTTCAAGAACCTGTGCGCGGCCCTGGGTATTCGCATCTGGATCAATCAGCCGGGCCAGCCGTGGGCAAAGGGCCAAGTCGAAAAGACCAACGACCTGATCGAACGCAAGTTCGAGCACCGCCTTCGCTTCGACAACGTGCAGAGCTTGGAGCAGCTCAACGCATCGGCGTGGCGTTGGATGCGCAACTTCAATGCCACCGCTCAACACACCCGGCACAAGTCCTCGCGCTACCAGGCGTGGATGACGATCAAGCCCGATCAGCTGCGCCTGGTACCGGCGACCGAGGACTGCATGAAGCTGGCCACCCGCGCTCCGGAACTGCGCAAGGTCAACCCGCTCCTGCGGATCAGCTTCCTGGGCAAGACCTACGACGTGTCGGGCGTGCCGGGCGTGATCGTGGGCCAGAAGCTCACGGTCGCCCGCAATGCCTTCGGTAGCGAGTTCGGTGCGCAGGCGCTGTTCACAGACGATGCTGGCCGCGACACCTGGTACACGATGGAGCCGCTGGAAGCAGACGCATACGGGTTCACCGGTGCGGTGGCGGTCGGCACATACCACGCGCACGCCGACACCCCGGCGGACACAAACCGCAAGCGGGTCGAGCGCCTGGCGATGGATGCCGAGACCGACGAGCAAGCCAAGGCGCAGCGCAAGGCCAAGGCAATGCCGTTCGGTGGCCGTATCGACCCCTACAAGTCGGTGCAGCAGGCGCCGGAGATCCAGCACCTGCCGCGCCGGGGTCATCGCGTCGACGTCGCGGTCCCCGATGTGGTCGAGGCCCCTCGCTTCACGGTCGATTCGGTCACGCCCATCCGCGCGGAATTGCCGCCGCTGAACCACGTGGAAGCGGCTATGCGCCTCAAACCCCTGCTGGAGGCGGCGGGTTCGACCTGGACGGCTGACCACTATGCCCGCACCGCACAGCGCTGGCCGGAAGGCCTGCCTGTGGATCAGGTCGAATCCTGGGCGCAGACCCTGGCAACACCTGAGCGCGGTGCCCTGCGCCTGGTGGAAGGAGGTGCCGCGTGATGGCTTCGCTCGACAGCATCAAGAAAGACGCACGCCTGATCCAGGAACGCGACGGATTCGGTTACTGCCAAGCTCTGGAGATCGCTGCGCGAAAGGCTGGCTTCAACACCTATGCCGCTGCGAAGGCTGCCTTGCAGGGGCGGAGGGCCCGCCCATGACGTTGCGTCTGAAACGCCTGCTCACCGAGGCCGGCATCAAGCAGGGAGACCTGGCCAGCGCTGCAGGCCTGAGCCGTCCGGCCCTCAATGCCCTGATCAACCACGGCCAGCTGCCCACCAGCTGCGACCCGGCAGCGGTGCGCGCTGCCATCAGTTCCTGCCTGACCCAGCACGGCGTGACCGACGCCCACTGGCATGAAAAGGAGGGGCCGACGTGCGGGGTCACGCCAGCCCCAGTTTCCCCACCGCAAGACACCGATAACGACAACGACATTCACGACGAGGAAGATCCCATGCTACTGCGTTTCCAGGCATTGACCCCACAGGCCAAGCGTCACTTCGGCCTCACCAGCAATCCCTTCGCCGATCCGGCCAGTGCCGAAGAGGTGTTCCTGTCGCCGGATATCCGCTATGTCCGCGAGAGCATGTACCAGGTGGCCCGCCACGGCGGCTTTGCTGCTGTGATCGGCGAAAGTGGCGCTGGCAAGAGCACTCTGCGCGAAGACCTGGTCGATCGCATCCAGCGCGAAGAGCAAGCGGTCATTGTGATCCAGCCCTACGTGCTGGCCAGCGAGGGCAGCGATGCAGTGGGCAAGACCTTGCGTAGCCACCATATCGCCGAGGCGATCATGGCCGCCGTCGCGCCGCTGGCCAAGCCCAAGAGCAGCCCCGAGGCCCGCTTCCGCCAGCTGCACGAATCGCTGCGTGACAGCGCCCGCGCCGGCCACAGCCATGTGCTGGTGATCGAGGAGGCCCACAGCCTGCCGCTGCCGACGCTGAAGCACCTCAAGCGCTTCCGCGAGCTGAAAGACGGCCTGCGCCCGCTGCTGTCGGTGATCCTGATCGGTCAGCCTGAGCTGGGCGTGAAGCTCTCCGAGCACAACCCGGAGGTACGCGAAGTAGTACAGCGCATCGAGATCATCACGCTGCCGCCGCTGGACAACGAGCTGGGCGCCTACCTGGCACACCGCTTCAAGCGCGCCCAGGTGCCGCTGGACAAGGTGGTGGACCAAGGTGCCATCGATGCACTGCGCACCAAGCTGGTTCCTTCGCGCGGCGCCGGGTCGCTGCTGTACCCGCTGGCGGTTCAGAACGCGCTGACCGCTGCAATGAACCGCGCCGCCGACCTGGGCGTGTCGACCGTCACCGCCGACGTCGTGCGGGGGGTGTGAGATGCGCACGGACATGACCACCGCTCTCCAAACTGCCCTGGGTCTTATCGCTGACGAACGCCACCGGCAGATCGATGAGAAGGGCTATTCCGCCGAACACGACGACGAGCATGCACAAGAGGAGCTCGCAGCAGCTGCGGCCTTCTACCTGCTTCCCTCGTGGATGAACCAGGACGTTGTGAGTGTCGATGCGAATGGTGCGATGGAGATCTCGCCCCTCCAGCAGTTGGTAGCCGGCAGCGCATTCAACCCCAGCGCCTGGGAAGGTCTCACGCGACTGGAGGACGACCCGGAAGACGACGTTGATATCCGCATCCAGAACATCGTTCGTGGCCTGGCTCTCGGTACTGCAGAACTGGAACGACTGCTGCGTCTTCGCGACAACCAGGAGGGCATTTGACATGGCAATCCGAACTGAGGGCTGGCCGGCAGTGGAGGCGATGGTGCGGGCGCCGCAGGGTGAGCAGTGGCCGTTCGCCACTCAAACCATCCTGATCCCGTTTGATGTTCAGGATAAGCCCGAACCGATCAACCTGGACATCCTGCAGGTGGTGATCGTGCCGCGCGCCAACTGGGAGCGCATCACAGCACATGTTCCGGCCGATGTGCTGGAGCGCGAGGGGGTGGCTCATGGTTGATTACAACGTCTCTGGGCCGCAGTACCTGCGCAGCTTCGCTTTTCACTTGATGCGCGATGCCGAGCTGCCCGAGCGACAGGTGACGGTAATGCACCGCGACCTGTTCCGTCGCGCCGGCATTGAGTGGCGCGATGGCCAGAGCATGGCTTCGCTGCTGGACGGCCTCAACCTGCAGCAGTTGCGTGCGCTGGTCGACCAGCTGCGCGACGGCGATGACGACGAGGAGGAATGATGGCCGTTCCGACCCTCCAGCGCTGCCTCGGCCAGGTGCGTAACCGCCAGCGCCACAGTGCCCAGCACCCGCAGCGGAAGAAGTCCATCGGGACGCTGGTACATGACTGCCACACGTTCCCGACAGCGTCGCGTGTGGGAGAAGTCCAGGTGCACGACCCTGAAACCGGGCGCGAGTACTCGGTCGAGGTCTGGATCCACAGCGGCGTGGTGGTGATCGCGCACAGCACCAGCAGGCGCTTTCTGCTGGAACTGGACGAGATTCTCGACCTGGCCATCGCCGCCGGCATTGATCGGGGGGCTATCTGACATGCAGCTGGCCCTGCTACCGCAAGAGCTGTCCCCACAGACGGTGCTTTTGCAGCTGCAGGGCCGCCGCGGCGCCGTCAACGGCATCACCGCCCGCGACCTGGTGCAGCAGATCACTTCACGTACCAGCACCGCCGACGAACGTCGCCTGCGCCAGATCATCGAGCAGCTGCGGCGCGAGGGGCACCCGATCTGCGCCCACCCGGCTCACGGCTACCACCTGGCCGCCAGCGCGGCCGAACTGGACCGCGCCTGCACCTTCCTGGTCGGGCGCGCCATGACCTCCCTGGAGCAGGTCAGCGCGATGAAGCGCGTTGCGCTCCCGGATCTGTACGGACAACTCGGGCTGGACAAGCCCGCTACCGACGAGGAATCCAACCATGAACCATGAACGCAATTCCGACGTGCTGTATGCCGCCGCCAACACCGCACGCGAGCTGGAGAACAGCGGCATCGAGATCCTGGGCCTGCACAGCAATGGCCGTCGCGCGGTGCTGGTCCTGGATCGCCCGCCGACGATGGTCGGTGGCCACCTCAAGCGCCGCCAGCCCAACGGCAGCGGCGGCCAGGACCGTGTGATGGCGGCCGAGTACCAAGGCGTGCAGCTGGAGTGGACCCAGCGTCCGCCGATGCTGCAGGAGGTGGCACATGGCTGAGCGCGGCCAATTCCTGGTGGTCCCTGCAGAATGGGTGGGTGGCGATACCTTCGCCGACTCGACCCAGGCGATCGAAGACGCGCAGGCGCGCAGCAAGGTCGACGGCAAGCACCGCGCGGTGGTTTGCGTGGTTGCCCGCACCACGCCCAGCCCGGCACCAGTCATCGTACTGACGCGCACGGAAGCGGGCATCACCCAGCCGCAGGTGGTCCAGCCATGAGCGCCATCCCCAGCCCCGCGCTGCAGCACGCTATCGCCCTGTCGCTCGGCGCCGGCGTGGTCCGGTCTGACGATCTGATCGACCGGGTGATGGAGCACGGCTTCCAGTACCGCGGTTACGTGTCCAACGCGGTCGCCAAGGCGGTGCGATGCGGAATGATCCTGCGCGTTGGTGAAGGGCTGGCCCGCAACTACCGCCTCAACCCCGACTGGAAGATCGACCCGACGGCGTTGGCCGCCGCGCAGGCGCAGCGCGTGCGCGGCACTCGGCCGGGTACGACAGGGACGCAGAAGGCCCAATCTGCTGCTGGCGGCTACAAAGGCCCTGCCTTCGACAAAGGCCCCCTGACGCCGTCCATCGGCACCGTATGTCAGTCCCAGGAGGATCTGGAGGGTGAGTTGCCGCCGTACCTCGGTGGCCGCCTGGTCGATTCGCTGCACAACCACTTCGATCGCATCTTCGGCGGGGTGGAGTGATGGCACGTACAGGCCGTCAGCGCTACGACCACTTGCGCGCGATGCGATTTGCGCTGTGGGCCCGTACGCAGAACCCGCGCCAGCTCACCCCACAGCGCATTTCCGGCCTGCTCGGCATCTCGCTGGATGCGGCCCGCCGCTGGCGCGCCGACTGGTTCACCGCCACCAGCCCTATCCACGTCGAAGGCGTCCCCGACGTCCTTCGACCCACTCAACCGTTTGCCACCCCCGCCGCCCAAGGAGGCGCCCAATGACCCCACCCATTCCCGAAGGCTACCGCGAGGACCGAAATGGTCGCTTGGTGCCCGAGGCACAGATCAAGCCGATCGATCTGGCACGCGACCAGCTGGTGCAGGAGAAGATCCAGCGTGCCCTGGAGCTGCGCGAAGAACTGCGCACCTTCAAGGCGGACACGTTCGCTGACATTGCAGCTTTCGTGCAGCTCAGTGGTGAGCAGTACGGCGCCAAGATCGGCGGCGACAAGGGCAACGTGAGCCTGTACACCTACGACGGCCGCTACAAGATCCTGCGCGCCTGCCAGGACAGTATCCAGTTCGATGAGCGCCTGCAGGCCGCCAAGGCCCTCATCGATGAGTGCCTGAACGACTGGACCGAAGGCTCCCGTGCCGAGCTGCGCACCCTGGTCAACAGCGCCTTCAAGGTGGGCCAGGACGGCAGCATCAAGACCGGCGAGGTGCTCTCGCTGCATCGCCTCAAGTTCGATGATCCGCGCTGGCAGCAGGCGATGAAAGCCATCAGTGATGCAGTCACGGTGGTGGGCAGCAAGACCTATGTGCGGTTCTACGAGCGCGACGCACGCGGGCAGTACCAGCCGATTTCTCTCGACGTGGCGGGGGTCTGACATGCCGAAGATCCGAGACACCTGCACCTTCCGTTTCGACGGCGTTCGCGGTGCGCTGAATGCCAGCACCTTGGCGCTGGCGGTGGAGATCGCCGACCGTGCTGCACGGGCTGACCTGGAAGTCCACGCACCGGCCGTGGAGCTGGATGGCCTGCGCTTCTTCGATACCACCTGCGGCAACATCCAGGGCGAAGACGCGACCGCCGCCCGCTATGCCATCCGTCAGGCAGTGCGGTACATCGAGGCGCGCGGAGACGCACTGCCCTGGCGCCTGAAGCGTCACATCTCCCAGTCGGCGCTGCTGCACTTCGAAGATCGCACCGACCCCGAGGTGGCCACCACCGGGCCGCGTCATGCCTGCGTCAACTGCGACATGCCCACCGGTGCGCCCGAGTCGCCCATGTGCGGCCCCTGCGCTCAGCAGGCGGTGGGCGCGATGGCCGCCGCGCTGGCTGTCGCCAACCAACGTTTGGATCTGATCCACGAGGTTCAGAAATCCATCTGCGAGGTGCAATTGTGATCGCGTACTGCTGGGCCAATGGCCAGATCGGCTTCGGGACAAACGTGCCGGATGGCGCCATTTTCATTGCCGAAGGGAGCAGCGCGCAGCTGCGCAAGGTGATCAGCGTCGCAGCCAGGCACGGAAAGGGAGTGATGCAGGGGATGCTGCTTGTACCGGGTGTGCCAGAGGCACAGACGCAGCGGGCAAAGGGTGACGCGCTTGGGGCTTGGCTTGCGTGGTGTTCCCAGCACCCGCGTCGGCTGCGCTGGGGCGCACTGCGCGCCAGCAACCTCAACACCGACCCAAAGGAGAACCGCCATGTTCATGCGTAACCTGGTGCTGTTCCGCTTTCCGACCAGCACCGACTTCTCCGAAGTCGAATCCGTGCTGCCGTATGGCGTTCTGAAGCCGGTTGGACCGCTGGAAATGAACTCGCGCGGCTTCATTTCCCCCTTCGGCCGCGAGGAGCAGGAGCGCCTGTCATGCCGACAGGGCGACTTCCTCTGGCTGACGGTGGGTGGCGAGGACAAGATTCTGCCCAGCGCGGTGGTCAACCGTGCGCTGGAGAGTCGTCTTCAGGTCATGGAACAGGACCAGGGGCGTCGACCGGGTGGCCGTGAGTGCAAGCGCATGAAGGACGACATCTTGCACGAGCTGCTGCCCAAGGCCTTCGTCAAGAACACTCGCCACGACGCGATCCTGGACCTCACCCACGGCTATGTGGCCGTGGATACCTCCAGCCGCAAGGTGGGCGAGGCCTTCGTGTCCGATATCCGTGGCCTGCTGGGCGGCTTCCCGGCAATCCCGCTGAATGCTCAGGTGGCACCGCGCTCGATCCTGACCGGCTGGATCGCTGGCGAGGCGCTGCCGGACGGACTGTCCCTTGGAGAGTCCGCCGAGCTGCGCGATCCGGTCGAGGGTGGCGCCAAGGTGCGCTGCAGCGACCAGGAACTGCGCAGCGACGAGATCGACAAGCACCTGGATGCCGGCAAGCAGGTCACCAAGCTGGCCCTGGTGCTGGAGGACGCACTGTCCTTCGAGCTGGGCGATGACCTGGTGGTGCGCAAGCTGAAGTTCCTGGACGGCGCGCTCTCCCAACTGGAGCAGGCCGATGCCGACGGCCGCCGCGCCGAGTTCGACGCCCGCTTTGCCCTGCAGAGCGGCGAGATTCGCCGCCTGTTCCTGGTGCTGGAACAGGCCTTCCACCTTTCAACGAACCCGTGAGGCCCGGCATGACCATCAAGCGCTACAAGATCGAACGTGACTGGGGCGAAGGCCAGGTACAGCTTGAGATCGACCACAGCATCCTGACGCCGGAGCTGGCGACGGAAATCAACAAGTTCTGGATCGGTGCCGATGAGCGCCTTGGAGAAGCCGACGGCGACGCGGTACTGACCGTCATCAAGATGGCTGGTGCCGAGTTCATGGGGTGGGTGCTGGACGTGAACTCCAGCTACTCGACCGAGGGTATGCAGCGTGAGTTCGATCAACTGGAGGGCTGGCCGTCGCCCCACGGCATCCGCTTGGTCGATTGGGACGACCGGCCCGATCTCGATTCCTGCCTCATGCAGGTCGAGGAAGTGGAGGTGTCTCATGGATGAGACCGTGTACGACGCGGCATGGCGGGCCTACAAGGCCGCGCCTCGTGCCGTGGCCAACGGCCCGTCACGCTCAGCCGTTCGAGCGGCGGTGGATGCGGTTCTTGGCTACCTGATGCCGCCTGGTTCGACGCCAGCGTTCTTCGCCGACCGCGAACTGCGGCGGGCAGTGGCGGCGGACCTCATGGAGATGGGCAGTGAGAGCCAGCGCGGCCACTGGCCGGCCATGCGGGCAACCTACACGGTCCCGCTTTTCCGGCTCCCGCCAGGCCCTTTGCAGACCGACGTCCTGAAGCGGCTTCACTGTGTGCCGCCGATGTGGTTGAGCGAACAGATTGGAGGTCCGTTTGATGACCTGACTCCCGGTCAGGCATGGCGCGACGGGTTCAACGAATGCCGTAGGCGTTCGCTACTGCTGATCGAGAAGGAACTGACCGAAGCTGGCCGCGAGGAAGGGGCTGTTGATGCGCCGTGATCCGCTGACAAAGAAGTCCCAGGTGGCCACCGTCCTGAAGGACGGTGGCCGTATCGTGCCTGGCGTGCGCGAAGGGCTGCTGCAGTTGCTGGACCATGCGGGCCAGGAAGTGCCGGCATGGCAGACCGCCCTCCGGGCCGCTCAGGGCGCAAGGAGCAAGGCATGACGCGCGTTCGCAAGGCCGGCGACGGCCGTAACCGGGTGCTGGCCGCGATCCACGCTGGCGCCAAGAAGCTCGGCCTCTCCGAGGACGTCTACCGTGACCTGGTTGAGCGCGTTTCCAAGGAGCACGGGGCCGCCCAGCGAAGCGCCGGCAAGTGTGATCGCCGGCAGCTCGATGCGATCGCCAACGAGCTGCGTCGCCTGGGTGGAATTCCCGCCAAGGCGGCGTACGCAGCCAAACGTTGGGCAGGCCGCCCCAAGGGCGACCTATCCCCTCAGCTGTCCAAGATCGAAGCCCTGCTGGCTGATTCGGGGCGTGAGTGGGAATATGCCCATTCGGTGGCCCGCCACATGTTCAAGGTAGGACGCCTGGAATGGTGCAACCCGGATCAGTTGTCCAAAGTGATTGCCGCTCTTCAGATCGATGCCAATCGCCGCGCCCGGCGGGAGGCCCCTTCGGCATGA